CGTCAATAGCGCCAATCTCAACTGCAGTATTATAATCATCCAACATTTTTTCGTACTCCTGATCCGATAAAACATCTTCTGTTTTATTATCTACATCTGTTTCTTGATCTTTAGTAATTTCTTCATCTACTTTACTACTTCTTATTTCAGCTATTTCCTCATCTACTTTTTCAATCTCTTCATTAATTTCTTTATGAAAAGCCTTATCTTGATTTTTCTTCTTTAGCTCTAGTTCGTTACGTTTATCTACAGCCTTTAGTAAAGGGTCTAGTTTCTCTATAGGTGTATCCTCTGGTATTTTGTTTGAATACTTAGCGTAGGTTTCGATATCTTTAATAATATCGTTTGCACTACTTTCAGATATAGCACCTTCTTCTTTGAAGTTATTGATAAATTCTTTAGAAGTCTCTACATCTTGTGCAAAGTATTCAAGCATTCCGAACCTATCTTTATTGATGCTTGGAGACTTACTATTCAAAGCTGTTACTAAACCAATAGTAGAAAAAGAAAGTAATCCTGTTTCGATGATTTCCCCTTTTGTAATTTTGGTGTCTAATACGTCTTTTCCGACTTCTTCATTGACACCTTCGTTTAGTTTTTTTTGTCCTATATTTTCTCCTAATTCTTCTAATACTTGCTTACCACCTTCTGATGTCAAGTCTATACCTTTCTCTGCTGCTTTTTTAGCAAACGTTCTTTTAAACCCTTCTTTACCAAACTTAACATAGGATTCTGCTAATTCTTTTGAGAATTTTTTATCGACACCTTTTAAAGACACGCCTAACGCTTTCGTATCAGGGGATATAATAGATAATCCTGCTGTTAATAACCCAGCATTAAAAGACAAATCTAGTGCTTCCCCTATAGCTTTTTCGTCGTTTATATTGGCTTTTCTAAGTTGTGATAATGTGTCTTCATAAACAGATGACGTAACCATACCTGACTGAACAGCCATAGATGTACCTAACGCTTTAAGTTTACTAACTTTATTAGCTCCTCCTAACAAACCTTTAGTGGTAGCTAGTTGAACTGCTAAATCACCAAGTGTAGAAGCACCCATACTAATTAACCCCATGAGGCTATATGTAGTACCTTCCTCTTCTGATTGTTTTGCTTTTTCTAAAACAGTATCTCTGTCAATCCCTATTTTATCAGCAATTGATGTAATATCTTTACTTTCGTCAGTATCTATTATTCTACCTTTACTACTAACAATTAAGTTTTTACCTTTATGATTTACTTTTTTACCAGATACAACACCATAGGTTAATGAATTATGGTCTAACTCATCGTTGGTTTCTTGTATCATTCTTTGATATTCCGCTTCCCCTTCTGAACCTACTAAGTCTAAAGCGAAAGAGGTTATGTTACTTGTTGCTTTACCAATACCCCCGAAGAAATTACCGAATGTAATATCACCTAGTTTTTTGTGTAAGTCAGTAATTCCTCTCTCTTTCTTAATACCACCTAGTGTCTTTTGGTTTTTGTATTCGTCATATTCTTTTACTAACTTATCGTCGATTGCTTTTTTATAAGTGGGTAGTTTATCATTAACATATTGTTGATAACCTTTGGTAATTTTTTTAATTTCGTCTTCTACTTTTCTAGCACCTTCTAAATTGTTTGTATTGATTAACCCTAGGTATTTACCGTTTAAGTAATCCACCCTATCTTTAACATATCCTGATAAAGTATTGTTTTTAGCAACCTCTCTAATTAGTTTTTCATCTGATTCAGATTTGAAAAAATCTGTTGTGTCATCTGTGAAATAACCATCTTTGTACAATTTTTTGATTCTGTTATTACCACCTTCTATATAACCATTAAAATCTTCAAAATCTATACCGTATTGATCTAAATCACCTCCATATATTTTACTAACGGTTTCTGGTTTTTGAACACCTATATCTTCTTTCTGTTGATCAGTAAAGTTCAAAACCGTATTTTCGTAATCTATAGGTTCGTTTATAATACTTTTCTTGTACTTAAAAGTATCTCTATTAGCTAATTCTTCAAAATTCTTTTTCTGTTTTTCTACAGTAAATTTCTCATAGTCTGGTTTTTGTGTTGCTTCATAAGCAGCCAAACCTTGATAATCTTTGTCTGGTAGGTTTAATGAGTTTCTATCGAATACAGGTGTAGTTTGATCTTTGAGCTGTATTACGGTCGCTCTTTCATTGACTTCTTCTGGTGTAATGTTATAGTTTTTTACACCTTGTTTCTCATACTCTTGAATGATTTCTTTAGTCGCTCTTTCTTGTAGTTTTATAGCGTTGTTGGGATCTACGGACTCCGATGAAGAAGTAATATTTGCCGATACTGATTCTGATCCCCCACTCGGTACGGCTTGTGCTTTTTTTGACACAGGGGGTGTTAATGATTGTTGATTAAAGTATTTATCTTTAAATTCATCAAAAGATTTACTGTATAATTTAGTTTCACTAACTACGTTATATAGTTTATTTATGTTTTCTTCGTTCGAGTACTTCTCTTTAAATTCATCAAAAGATTTACTGTATAATTTAGTTTCACTAACTACGTTATATAGTTTTTCAAATTCATCCATGTCGTATTATTAATCTAAAGAGTTTATATATTCATCTGGTATATTCGGGGTTGATCTTTGTTGTGCTTTTCGATCAGGTTCATCCCTAGCCATTTGTATTTGCTTCTGTGTTAAATCTCCTTGATATTTTTCTGGAGCGTATACTGTAGATTGAGGACTAGCGTTATAAACATCGGGTAGCTTATATTGACTAAATTCATTAACAGCATAGTTTTCTAAATCTACAGATGTTTCTCCACCGAGTATCATAGATATACCAGTTAAATTACTTTTGTTTAACTTTCTGTATTCTGTTAGTTTTTTTACGGGTTTTCTTGTTGTAAATGATCCTGCAACATTTTTTGTACCTTCTTCTGCACCATCTACATCTCTACTACCTGCTCCTTGTTCAACAATCTTAGCATACCAATCTCCGTTGTTACCTCTTATTAAATCTGAAACTTTAGACTTGGGTTCTAAGTCTAAAATATCTTTGGTTTTGTTTAATATAGTAGGGGATAGTTTTAAAGACAAACCTTGTATTGTATTCTTAACAGGTATTTCTTCTAGTTTTCCTGTAGCAGTGTTCATTTGGTGCTTTGTGTCTGTTTGAACATCGAATGTTTCTACATATAACATTCCTGTTTCTTCATCGAAAATAGGGGAAATCAGTGTACCGCCGTCCTTACTATAACCAAATCCATAAGTTCTATCGTCTTTAGGTAAAGATTTTTCTTTGAAGTATTTATCATATCCTCCTTTTACACTATTATATAACGTTTCACGAACTAATTTGCGTTCATCATCGGTAAAACCGCCGTATTTAACAATAGGTTCTCCGGTCTTCATGGTAATTTGATATAAATAATCAGACATGATTTCGTCATTATCTAATTTTATATCAATAAGTCTATTAGCTTGTTCTCTTTGTCTTTCTCCCCATTGTTTTGACTCTATGGATTTATCATCGTTTACTAATCCGCTTACGTTTGTACCAACTAAATCCAATATCTCGTTAGTATCTTTCAGCATATCGTTACTTTCCATAGGTGAAAAACTACCATCTATAAGACCCACATAAGGCATATTAAATCTATTACCTTCTTCGTCTTCTGTTAACCCAACAGGTTCATAATTTTCATCAAGTTCTATGACTATTTTTCCATCTACTGTAATAGGTTTTAAAATTCTACCAAATCTATCAGCTCCTGAAACTTTACCCGCGTCGTCAGCCTTTTGGTATTCTGCAAATTTAGTACCTAGTAACTCTGTTCCAGAATTAACTAAGTTAACAGCTCGTTTTAATTTATTCATTTTCAACCTAGCATCCGCTTTATCTTCTTCTGAACCGTACATGGCAGACCTGTGTACTCTAGCGTATTCGTTAGCTACTTTTTCACCAAAACCGTATATAGCGTTGTCATAATCTCCATATTTTGAAAACTCAACAGCTATATCCTCTGGTTTAAATTTCTTACTCCATTCGTCTATCTTCTTAGCTTTAGCTGCTTGTTTTGCTGCTTTACCTGCTTTTTTTCTAGCTTGTTCTTCAAGACCTTTACCACCCCAATATTGAGTGATTTGAGGCATCTTACTGTCGTTATATGATAACTGTAAACCAGCTGCACCAGTACCTACTTTTGCCATGATTATTTTAAACTTTATTAATTATTCCATGTTAAACCTCCGTACATCTGTCCTGCTGTAGGTAACGGTTTAGTTTTTTCATAAGAAAAACCACCTTTTTTTGAGATCGTTGGGTTATTGTCTTTTTTTAAACCACCTATTCCTGCTGCAGCGGATTCAAGACCAGTAGCTATATCTGCAAAACCTCCATACTTCATATCAATACCAGTATCCATCATCTTACCTAAACCTTGTAGTTCAGTAGTTTGTCTTTGTTCAAACATATTCTGATTCATCACATCTTGACCTGCTCTCATTTCATCAATACGTCTTTGTTGCATATCTAAGTCAGCACCAATCTCACGATTCATTAATGTGTTCTCTCTTTGTACCCTACCTAAACCTCCTACAAGACCTCTAGTACCTGCTTCTCTTAGAGCATCTACACTTGTAGCTGTTGTTCTACTCATTTCTTCTCTTGCTAGATCTGCACCTAAAGTACTAACTTGTAAAGATTCGTAAGGGTTTTCTAATTCTTGCCATTCAAATTGAGACATTGCTTCTTGTTCTTTTCTTTTCATCCTACGACCTTCAAAGAACTTAGCTGCACCTGATATAGCACTTATTCCGCCAGAAATTATTCCTAACATATTAGATTATTTTATGAATTGATTATATATGTAAATATACAGAAAATTAAGGGTAACTCTTTATTATATCAGAGTTTACTGCAAATAACTCTACTTTATCGTTTTTAGTAACGTTTAAGTCCATTCTCATAGTATATCCTCTTAGGTTACCTCCTTCGTATCTGGGGTTTTTATATCCTAATATGAAATCCCCTATATTTAATCCTGCTGTAGTATCCATGGTTATTGTAGTAACCCACATTACAGTAGAGGAGTTTTGAATTGTACCTATGATGTTTTCAGAAGAACCTTGAATAATTTTGTCATCTGCTGTTAAAGAGTTACTAAACCCATTAACCACAATACTTGTAGGTGTTATAGATGTTATTTCACCGATACCATAAGTAGATTTAGAATCAAAATGTCGTGTATCTTCGTTACGTCTGGCGTAAGCAAACCAAACACCTTCTTTTTGTAAATATTCAGATTCAAATATAGAGCTATTTATAGAATTTGTAGTCATATCTATATATGCCTTAATTGATGTATCCCATTGATAATTACCCTCTAACGATACAGACTGTAGTAATTTAATTTCAGATGGGCTATCGTTCACCATAAGACTAATACGAGAAGGGTATTGTACACCATAAAAAGTATTACGATTAACGTTATCACTATCGTGCAAATACAGATCTCCTTGATAAAAAGAATAAAGATTATTATTCATACCTATCATGTAATCAGGTTGATACGAATAGAATGAAACCCATCCTTGATTAGGGTTATTAAAAGACAATGTTTTTACACCTGTGTTTAATACGTACTCATCATCGTAAGGGTTAAATACTCCTAATTTAGGTAAAGTAAAGTTGTCTCGTGAGCTATCAATAAAATACCTTCGCATTCCGTATTTAGATATTTCAGTTAATCCGTTCAAACCTAGTCTCATAACACAACCTCTTTTAACGTCTGTGAAGTAGATGTTATTGCCATTAAACGCAAAACTTTCAGGGTTAGAGCTAATTCCATATTCGCCTGTGTACGGAACTTGTTGCCCTAATACAGATTGTATAGATGACACATTTGATGTTCCATCTGCGTTTAACAATAAGTCTTTACCATAGAGTACTTTAGATACTTTATCTTCTTGAAATACTACTAGGTCTGTGTCTCTTGAATAAATTCTTTGTATTGATCCAAATTCTTTGGTAATATCTTCTTTGAAGTTTGCTCTAGCTAAATTAAATTCGTTTAGTCCGTTGATATTAGAGTTCTCGTTATATACCTCACTATAAGTAATATCTGCTCTTCTTCTTATTTTTCTAAACTTTTCTACCGATGTTGACGAAGGTCTTAGATCAATATTTAGATTTGGTTTATTAAATACATCTAGGAAAGATATGGATTCTACACCTTCCCCCATAGCATAACAATTATAAAAATCTAATGTGTGAATAGCGTCTTGTGTTGGTGTTTGAGATTGTTCTTTACCAATATGATAACCATTTATTATATCAAATGTCTCTGATGTTTCGTAGTATATTTCTGATAGGTTTGTTTCTGGTATTGTTTCAAATACGGTTAGACCGTTAGAGTTTTCAATGGTTACTGTAACGTCTATAACTGATCTTCTACTACCTACACCTCCTCCCCCCATAGGGCTTTCAAAAGACAACGTTTTTGTTATGTTATCACCTGTGACTTCTGTTATACCCGCATTGAAAAAAATGTCCGCAGCGTCATTCTTAAAATCAGACTCGATATTACCAAAACCCACCTCTTTCTCATAAAAATCATATAGATTCTGATAATCCTCTGAAACAGGGTAAGTATTTTTTGCCGTGTATATAGCATCACTAGCTCCTCCAAATAAACCTCCGCCTTCTGCTCTTTTTCTCAGTCCGAATATTTCTATTGTGACTTTACCACCTTGATTAATAGGAAAATATTCTGTGTCATTTCTCAAACCTGTAACAGTAGCTACGGGTTGTCTTCCTCTACTATCTCTTCTGGCGGAATACTTTCTAATAAAAAACGCATCAGGGCTAAATGTGGCTGCGAAACCTAATGGTTTAACTTTAAAGTAAGTCCCTGCTGGTTCAATTATCTCTACAACATTTGGTAAATTTTCTGGACCCTCTGTTATTTGACCCGTTGTCTGATCAAAGAAATTACCATCTATGAAATTTTGTTCTTTATTGGAGATTTCTAAAACGGTTACTTTAATCGGAATCGGTAATGTTCCATTGACATCTCTTTTTACATATAATGTATCTCCCTCTCTTATTTTATCTTTGGTTGATTGTTCTAACTTATACCAAACAAAGTTACCATCTATAAAAAATTTAGTGGTAATAATGTTATCATAAAACCCCTTATTTTGTTTTACTACAAATTTATAGTTATTAGCTTCTTCTGGAGCTAATATTCCTTGTGGTATGGTAACTCTTAATTTATTTTGTAATTCTGAAAGAGACTGTGGTATATCAACAGTATTTGTGTTTGATAATAAAACTGTTGATTTTCTACCATAATCGTCTAAATATATTAATCCTACTTCTAGGTTTCGATTGGTCTTTAAAGAAGCTGTGGATGCCTCTAATAAAAAACTAGCGTCGGTAGATTCCGAAAATTCCCAATTATAAACAATAGTCTGTGGTATTGTACTGTCTGTATGTTCTTGCGAAGGTGAGTTTATAGTTAATATCGTACCAGATAAAAAATAAGTAAAAGGATTACGGGCAGTAGAATCTGTACCAACAGGAGGTTCTGAATTTTCAATAGAATCGAAAACCCTAACCATTACACCAGGGTCTAAAGGAGGAGTACCTGTTATGAAATTAAAAAACTCTGTACTAGAAGTTAAATCTGTTAAATCAGTGTAGTCTCTTTCTAAAATAAAAGAAAATGTGTATGCGAAATTTGAAGCAGAACCCTGATCATCAACATTACTAGGTAATTTACCTAACATAGTGATTCCTATATCTAACCTAGTATTCTTAACCAACGGTAAATTAGCTAAATCAATCTCGATATTTGCATCTGAATTAACTAACCTTATAGGTAACTCCTCACCTTCTATACTGTTAGAAACAATATCACAACTAAAATCAACCTTACCAACATCAAAACCCTCTTCGTAATTAGCATACATTAATCTGTTACCAATTATGTCCTGTGCTTTGGCTAGTCTGGGTACGTTGTCATAAGCTCTTAATAATTCATCGTCAGGTAAAACCCTTAGTGTTTTATCGTTGATAAAATTATACACTATATTACTATTATCAACTATATTATCCTCATCCTTAATAAAGTCTTCCACAATGTAAACATTATTAGAATTAGATTCTTTCACACAAAGCTGAACCTCTGATACATTCTTACCTCCAGAATTTAAAGTTATATTCAACGCGTTGAATGAATTACGCATCCCTCTGTTTTCAAGGGTGTCGAAGTCAATGTCTAATCCACTAGGTGAAAACGCATAGTTTGTAAAAGACGATAAAGCACTATACTCCCCATCTAAGTATTTGTATCGATATGCAAACGCTAGGAATTTATCATCTAACGAATCAATAGATGATTCAAGAGTTAGTGAAAAAGTAAACTCTGGTGCTTTTAGGGGTGGTGCTTTGATCACCGATATATCTGCTTCTGCGAACGAATCAGGTAAAGAGCCTTTGAAGCGTTCTATATTAATTACTCTTGGTGGGTTTCGGTTATCTGTCCAAAATAACAGATCATCGTTTGAGTCGTCGTTTATTAACTTATTAACACCCGTAATTAAGAAATCTTTACTAAAGTTTAATACACCATTAGGGTTTGTAGATTCTAGTAGTGTTGTTAAAGGGTCAATGTCTTTTGTTTTATCGTACTCTAATACTAAATCTTTTTCATCAGAAGTTACAAACCAATATATTTTTCTATTTGAGTTATCACCAATAGCACCAATACATTTAGCGTTAGTAAGTCCTAAATTTGTTAATTGTTCATTACCTTTTATATTCTCAACTGAACCTGCATCCGAACCATCGCTATTAGAAACCCTTATATTTTCTGCGTGCGGATACTGACCTTTAGGCACAAGACGTTCATCTACGTCTTTATTCATCTTGCTGTCTATAAAGGTATTTTTAAGTTTCATTTGGTATTCTTTTTGGATTTATACGAAACCCATTTGTTTGAAGTAAAAATCTTTAGCTACGTTATAACAATGATTTAACTTCATTAAATCATCATGTGTTTTTACGATGATGTTTTTTATATCAACGCCCTTTTTGTCATATATATACTGTCTAACCATTTGTATTTTTGGTTCTATTGACTCACCTTTCATAGTATATAAATTATATCGGTTGATCTAATAATGGTGTAATCCTCATCCTTCTCCCCAGCGTTCGCTGAAACTTTAACAATATCGCCTACTTTGACATTGTCCTGTGATGAAGATACCACTTCTAATTCTACGAATCTATTATTGGTTTTTATGACAAACCCTTCGCTTTTTTGTTTTTGTAAGTCTTTACAGACAATGTAATTGTTTAACGGTTGCATTATATTATATTTAATTTATTACTTAATCCACATGGTCGATTTTCTGAAAGACTGTAACAGTTCGTCTTTTCTTAACGTGTTGATTCTTAGTTTACATAGTCTTCTACTATTGTAATATTCTTTCCTAGACATCATTTTTTGATTCGCTGGAATGTTCCTACGATTCTTGATTAATTCGTAAGAAATGTAATTTATAATAGTGTCTTCGGCAAATTTATGAATCCTTATTTCTTTTTCTGGTATTCCTTCACTTCCAGTAAATAAACCGTCTGAAATATATTCTAGTGATATTTCTCTACCGTTTACCTCTGAACCAAACTGAATAATACCTTCTGTTTTGTTAATGTTGTACCTACCGTTTGCAAAAAGCCTACTAGCATCTACATTAGGATTAAAGCCTGTGTTACAGATGGAATATTTTCTATAATTACAACCTAAAACATTAGGATGGTAATCTTTGTTAGTTCTATCTCCTATCAATATATTCCCTTCATCATTATATAAAAATTCATATTGATGATCTTGTAAATACTCTCTAGATATATCCATTCTTTTATCTATAGCCATAGGGTGTAATTGACCCATATCGTCAATCCAACAAATCCTAACATAGTTAACAAAGTCAGGAGGTAAAGTAACCTGAAGTGTGGGGGATAACTCTAAAGATATGTGTCGTATTTCTCTTATAACATCATAATACAATTCTCTAAATCCTCTCCTTGCGTGATATAAAACTTTGAATCTAGGAACATTAGCTGTGTAGTCATCGTCATCACGAGACATCATGTAGTTATTAACTATTTCCTCTAATGTAATGTATTGATAATCACCATGTACCTCTCTGTTTTCGTAATAATCGATAGATGGTTTTAGTAAATCTTGGTTGTTTAGTTTCATGCGTCTCTACCGTTAATTTGATCTTTCCTTGTCATCTTGTCTTTTAAAGTTTCTGCTACGTTAATGACATCGGCTTCCCTTAGGTTTATTCCGAAATATGATAACATTCTCAGAACTATATTTGTAAATTCTGATTCGTGTAGTTCAAAATCTTGATAACTAGGGTTTGCTGGGTTAAAAACAGGGTCTCCGCTACTTAACTCAAAATAAGTCCAATTGGGTTGTTTCGGTGTTCTTATATATCTTATTTGTATTTCGTCAATAGTATCTGGTGATACTAAAATATTATTAGAGTATCTTTCGTAAATAGGGAATTGTTCTGTACTTCCTGCTTCTGATATAGATAAATAAGCCATTTGACTTCTTTCTACTTCTTCTATAACTCTGTTTACTAATCCATTAGTTTCTGTAGAACTTATTGATGTAACACCGTCGTCCTCCAAAAAGAAAAGATTTTCTGGTAGTAAAAAAGAATTACCTGTTTTAATTATTGTAGCTATCTCTGAAAACTGATTGATCCTTTGGCGTTCATTGAATGCTAGGTTACTATATCCTCTACTTGTAGAGTTACTGTTTTTCTTTAGTTTATCTTTGTTCTCATCTCCAAAATACCCTCTAAATATTTCTTGCTGAACATTATTAGCCACCAAGTTAAATTCAGTAGGGTTAATATAACCTTGATTTTCCTTGTTTATAATTGTTAGTAATGTTTTGTATATAGTATCTAACATTTATCTATTATTTAGTAAATACAAATATACTAAATAAATACGATTGACTGATTATAACGATTTTAAATAAAAAACCCCTAGAAATAAATCTAAGGGTTTAGTTTATCTACTAACTAAGTTTATTTGGTTTTTTTTGTAGTTAGTCGTCTAGTGATTTCCTCTGCTACTAGTAAACCATCGTCTGTAGTAAGGTATTCTGTGAAGAACTCTACTACGTCTATGCTTCTTGGTGCTGTTGCGATAACTGTTTTATCTTTACTCCACAATATTGATTTTCCATTAGGGCTTTTTCTAATAACTCCCTCTCTCAATGCTCTAAGTATTTGATATTTAGTTAAAATGTAGTCATCTTCAAACATAGTTACGTGTCCATTTTCATCAACAAACCTGCTTACATCGTATTCGATTTCGTTGTATAGTACAGACTTTAACTCTTCAATACCCATTTTATTAGCTTGCTCAACAGAACCTTTTAGTACAGATACAACAGCTTTGAGTTTATGAATACCATTTTTATCTTTAGAAGTTTCTCTAACAGCAACTTTGGCATCCATTACCAACTCTTCATTCTCCATACTTTCTTTAGCTTCCATCTCATCGTTTACTTCCTCAAACAATAAACCATTTGAAGGGTGATGGTCTAAAAACTCTTGTGTAATTTGTCTATGAGCAGGTACTTCTAAATAACCTTTTCTAAACACAATTGTTTCAACTAGTGCGAAGTTATCTTGTTCATCCACGAAAATAGATCGTTGGTTAGGACAATGACGAATTGCTCTACTTACTTGCTCTTTTTCATTTGTGTAAATAAGGTTTCCTTTTTTTCCTACTTTGATGGTGAATGTTTCACCTGATCTGTTGTCTTTAAGACGGTAAGTTTTAGCCGTCCAAACTTTTTTTAACTTGGTCATTTTAATAATATTTAATTTTAATTAATGTGTAAAAAGAATGGGAGGTTTCATGCTCCCATTCAGTGTTTTATTTGAAAGTTATTATGCTCCTTCAAAAAGCATAAAGTTGTTAGCACCTACAGTGTTAAGCATTCTTTCGGATAAGTGGTGTTCTTTCATTACATCACTTCCATCAGTAGGTGTTCCACCGTAAACAGAACCTGTGATCCAAGTTTTGTATTTTCTGTTTTCTACCTCTGATGCACGATACATACATTGTAAGAAAGGAGTAGTGATTTTGCTACCTGCTCCGTTACCGTTATATGAACCTTCGTAAACTTCTTTAGTTCCAACAGGAATAAGTACACCTCTAATTTTAGATGCAGGATCTACAGCACCCATAGTAGTAGGATCGTTAAACAATTTTGAATCTGTTTTGAAGAAGTTATAAGTTCCTCTAGTAAATCCTTTAAATCCTAGATTTACAGACATATCCTTATCGTTATCAAAAATACCGTAAGAAATACCTCCACTGTAACCAGCATTCAAAGCACCTAACATATTATCAATAGCCAAGGACTGATCTCTATCTACGTAGAACATATAATCTTGGATCTTACCTTGTGCGTCGAATCGTCTAACGATATCATCAAAGTCAGTAATATCATCAGCAAGACCTTGGAAAGAGTTACCTCTCGTTTTAATAGCTTCAAAAAGACCTTCTGTACCCGTAGTACCATTAGCCTCTGCTGCTGATCCAGTTTCTGCTGCTTCTCCGTTCAACATTGAAAGTTCCATTCGGTCTTCCCAACGTCTTCGTGTGTTTCTTTGGTCATGTAAAAACCATAGGTAACCACCATCTGGGTGATTTATCCAGCATATTTGTGCGGTATCAGAACCATTTACCTTAAAGGTATCTCTCAAAATGATTGGTTTGTTTTCTAAGATTGTAAAATCTGTAGAAAGACTACCGTTCATTTCATCACTACCTTTTCCAAATTCAGAACCGTCCACAAATGCTACAATATCAGCAGCACCCAATGCAGCAAAACCTGCGTTTTTGTAAGCTTCTACTGTAAAAGTATTAGCATCAACAGCTGAAATCACACCACGTCTTTTGATAGCGGCTGCCGCACCTGTACCAGACAAATGAACAGTTTCACCAACTCTAAATACGTGATTGGCTTTAGTAAATACATTGTTTACTCTAGTTACATCTGTGTAAACAGTGTGTAGTCTTCCTTCTTCTGACCAGATAAATTTATCTGAAGCCATAGAGGATTCTGCTTGTAGCATATATAGCATACCAGCAATGGATTGTGAACCATAGATTCTCTTTAGTTCATCGTGTTTTTCTGCATCGTACTGATTTGAATAATCAAATTCGGAGATGTAGTTAGTTGCTAACGGAACTTTCTGTGAAGAAGGCTGCACGTTATAGGTTGGTGTTGCGTTTAAAGGCATTTTAAAAAATTATTTATTTGTTAAACTTTACAGACATTCTTGATCCGCCCAAACCTTTTGGTTCGTTTTCGTAAATCGGTTTCTTCTTGCCTGTGCTTTGTTGAGCATTCATATTATTACTCTGATCTATAGTAGTATTCTTTGCATCTTTTATTACTTGGTATTCACCTGCACTAAGTCCTTGTTCATAAGCTAGTCTAACAATATTGTCAAAGTTCTTAATCTTAATAGAGTCTTTCACAACTTCTTGATGATTTGTACTACCATCTTGGTTTATCCAGTGTGGCATTTCCTGAATAAAATCAGGTAATGTTTTTCTATCCTCTGGAGATACTTTGTAGTCGATTTTAAAATCATCTGCTAAACTTAAAGAGAGAGATTCTACAGTGTTGGTAGCGTTAACGATACCTTTAGTGTAGTTTTCTTGATGCTCTTTATTTGCTTGAATCTGCTTTTTTATTTCTTTAGCAAATTCTACTTGCTCTTTGATTTCTGGAGATAAAATATTTTCGTTAGGTTTCCCTAAGTCTCCTTTCATCTGTTCTAGTGCTTGGCGACCTTTAGTAGCATATTTTTTCAGTTCTAGGTTTTTTCTAGCTACTTCTATATCTAAATCATCTTCGTCTGAAATGAATTTAGTTGATAGTTCTAGCTCGATGTCTTCTTTAGATAAAGTCGGATATTCTAATTTGAGAGCCTCTCTCGCAATATCAATATCGCTTACACTAGAGTAGTCCTTGTTAAACTTGAAAAAATCTTCAATCGGTCTCCCTGTTTTTTCTTTCCATTCATTCAACGCCTTTACCTGTGGGTCAATATTTACCTCTTTAGGTTTCAAGTCTTCCAAACTATTTAATTCCATTCCTAGCTTATCGCTTAGGTGTTTCAATAGTTCTTCTTCCTTTGGGTTGAAAGATTGTGGTTGAGTAACTTGGTTAACCGATTCGGATGTCAAAGAACTTTCTGGTTCTGTTTTTGTTTCTGTAACTACTTGTGGTTCTGTTTGTTTAGTAATACTCTCACTAGGTTCAACAGGAATTTCTGTAGTATTTTCAGAAACTTCTTTGTTTGTTTCAATATTTTGTTCTACATTTGTAGCATCTGCGTTAGCATTTGGTACATTGTCTGTTTGTTCGTTATTTTCTTTTGCGAACGATCTAACTTTCAATTGCATTTTATTTATATTTTAATTATCTATTTTGCAAATATATAGTTAATATAAGTACGTGCGTTTTTAGATAATTATCGAAATTATATTACTATTTGTATCAACTAGGTTCAAAATCTCCTAAGTCAGCTCCTCCGGTAATCGTATCTTCTGATGATTCGAACTTTTGAGCTGGTAAGTTATAATTTCTTTGCTCAATCATTTTAGATGCTTGAGAGTTATTATCAGCTTGTCTTTTATCTTTACGGTCTTCTTTATATTTTTCTTTTTCTACGTCTTTTAATTTCATTTGACCTTGTAGAGCCATATTATAGTTAAACTCTTTCTCCATTAATTGAGACTTAACTTGGGCTTCTTTCTCTAACTCTGCCATCTTTGCATCTGACTTGGCTTTAACAACTGCTAAATCGGATTGTATTTTGATCTGTGCTTTTTGTTGTTCTGCTTGTGCAGAAGCCATTATCGATCTTTCTTGTGTTTCTGCTTTCATTTGCTCCATCTGCATTGCTTCTTCTTTTCTTGATTTCTCTCTTCTTATTCTCCTAGTTTTCAAAAGCTCATTCGCTAATTTTGTGTTATTGATATTTCTAACATCAATTGCATCATCTAATGTTATTAAATCTTTAGCTAGTGCTTGATTAATATTTGACTCTAAATATTGTTTTTCTTGTGTGTCTGGTTTAAGTATTATGTTTACACCTATGTCATGTAGATGGTATTTTTTCAAAGCTTCTAAGCTCCTCATGTTAATCTTACCTACAGCATTGGTGTAAATTTCTTTGAGTTCAGAATACTCAAATATATCAGATAATCTTAGACTAAGTGCTTCCCCTAGTCTTTCGGTGATATTTAACATACCATCTAAAATATGTCTAGTGGCTGTATTTGAGTTTAACGCTACTTGTTCTTGTACGCCCACCAACGTGTCAGGGTGTGGCATACTCGCATCAGCACCTTGTGGAATACCTATAGAGTCTCTTACAAGATTCATGTAGTGGTTATAAAGGTTAATTAGTCTATCTAAGCCATCTACTACACCATTTTTAAGTTCTTGTATGGGTTGTCTTCCATGATTAAAGTCACCTTCCTGTGTAACTGAACTACCTAGTACATTACCTGTCTCATCATAAATCCTCATAATTTCCATAGGGTCTAATGATCCAGAATCACCTATTGTGATTTCATTAAGTCCTGCTACATCGATGTAAACACCGTTAGGTCTTGCTTTAGCTACAATTTGTTGTATTTTTATATGAATCTGTTGCATTTGATCCACATAAGGTATAATACGTTCTAGTAAGCTCTTTGTTCTGTTTTGATATAGTTCAGGAGCGAAAAACAAATAATTAGGCATTGTTTTATTCAATAAACCTTTTGGTCTAATCATGTTTTCACATAACTTATAATTGAATATTTTATTTGTTCCTAACACCAATGCTCCTTCATACCATACATCAATCATTTTCTTTACCGCTTCATATCCATCGTATTCTTTATTCTTTTTTTCAAATGTGCTCTGTTTCTTTGTCATTTTGTACCCACCATTCTTAGTATATTTTTTCTTGTAAGAAAGTGCGTTGGTACTTTTAAAATTAAAGAATAGTACATCCACTATGAAGTTAGATAAATCATCATCTTCGAAGCTATTGTTCGATGTATTAGATCTATGATAACTGTTCCAGCTCGAAGTCATTTTAGCCATGTCTTCAAGCTCATCTTTGGTAAACTTGTTATTAGATATTCGTTGTAACTCCATGATGGTCATTCTCTTAACCTCACCGTAGTAATGGACATCTTTGAAGTCTCTATGTAAAGGATAAGAATATACTGTGTTTGCTGGGTCAACATATTCTATACATATGCCTTTAGACCTATCTGTTTTGTGTTTTATAGCACCTAACCCTATTTCGGTTATATCCTTAATAACGTCACTCTGTATGTCTGAATAGTCGTTACATTCCAGCGTGAAACTCAATGCTTCTTCTGTCGCTATTTCAATAGCTGGTTTGTATTTCAGCTTCATGTGTAGATCGATCTCCTCCTGTGTTTGAGGATAGTCTTCAAAACCAATAGGTTGTAAATCTACACCTAGTTCTTTTTTAACTAAGTCTGTAATAGGTCGTGAGTAAACTAAATCTTCTAGTTTTTCTTTTTGTTTGTTTTTTAAATCGGTTGAAAATTTATCTGTAGCTTCTGCTTTTATATCAAACAATCTCTCGCTCATTTGATTTACAATCAGATTAACAAACTTAGGAATTACTTGAATAGGTCTCAAATCATAGTTTGTATATGATGTATTTTCTCCAATATTAAGTAAGTCTCTGTATGGTTGAGTGCTTTGTTCTCCTCTACCGTATAACCTTAGGTTGTGGTAACGATCCCTTTTGTCGTAATACAAACACTTTCCTGCACTAGAACTTTCTGGTCTATAAAACCATTCCTGCTCAATGTATTTACCCATTTGTAATCCGTAGGATTCTTTGTTTTTTTCTTCATCTGATGCTAAAGGATCTGGTAGTCCTCCGAATGAAAAAATGTCTTCTTTTTTTAATGACATATTATTTTATCATTTATATTTCCAAATATATCCGCCTGCTGTCTTTCGTCTTCCTTTACAAACATCTATTATATGACTATGATCTACTCCTTTTATTCTTGACGCTAATCTTATAGTATCGTAAGTATTTATATAAGAGATATTTCGATCAAAACATTCTACCTTTTTACATAGTCTCGGTATAACCCCTCCATCTCCTCCGTCTGTTATATTACAAAGTGTTCCCCCCTCTGAAATTTTTTTATATTGCTTAATTAATTTTTTTTCTAGTAAGCAAGCGTCTTCTCTTTTTTCAAAAGTGCCAATAATTTCTACAACAACTGTTGTTTTTCTGACAATGTTCCTCCAATAAGGGTTTCTACTTTTGGTTGATATAGATCTATTTTTAAGTTGACCAATACCTACGTAAAATATATTACCTGTATCTAATCGCCTATGTTGATAAACACACGTCATATTAATCTACCGATATTACCTGTGTTATCGTACTTTTTAATATAAGAGCTAATATCTATCTTCTTCTTATGTTTTTCTTTATCTCCTTTATACTTAAACTCCATACAAGCCATAATTGCTAAACCACTAGATATAGTAGCGTCAAAATCTGTTCTTTTGTCTGGATCGAAAGCTAACCAATCTTTTAATGTTTCTTCAAAAGGCATATCACCCATGTCTCCGTTATTTCTAACTTTATTAATGTCGTCATTATAAACACCAACATAATTTTGAATCCATGTACCTATAGCAGATATATGAGAGTCTAGTATATCTTTACCTGCCATCATTTGTCCACCATACTTTATTTCGTCAGGGTTTAATTTATGTTTTGGTCTGTCTAACCTATTCATACAAAAACCTCTATAACCTCTATTAAGCATATGTCTTAGTAAATCTTTCTTGTTGCTTTCCACAAGAATAGGTGATCCATAAAACCTAACACACTTGATTGCATCTTCAAAAAATATTGTTTCGTCTGGGGGTCTTGCTATATACTCCACAACAAACTTATTATTAGGTGCATTACCTTCTGACAAAAGTAATGTTTTACCGTGTATGCCCCCTTTTGAACCTTTACCGTGTGTTGATTTGTACGAAAACGGGTCGGCACCAAACCTTACTAAATCTTTGTTATTTGGATAAAAATAACCATTGTGTTCTCTAACGTTGTTTCTAAAGTGTAGTGTACCATCTACTTCGGAAGGTAACCATGATATTTTAAACCTACCCGAACTATTGGGGTGAAATACCACGTCTGAATCTATACCATCAGACCAATCAAAATTACCAACTGTATATTTCTCTGTATCTGGTAAAGATTTATTATATTCTAATTGTTCGTATATTTTAGTAATATTAAAAGGACTGTTGCTTGCTTCATCTCTGAATGCGTGTTCGATAGTTCTAGGATACGCTCTAAATTGTTCATTTAGAGATATGTCATTTTGTTTTTTCTTTTGTTTTTCCTCTGATAAAAGATGATCAACAGAGCCAGATTTTATTTCTACACCTTTTGCGTTAAGTGTTTTGTTCTTAGGTTTGGTTTTATGACAAACACCATATATATCTGTATATGCTTCCATATTGTCCTGAGCAGGTAAAAAATAACTATACAAACCCGAACTTGTCATTTGTGTAATTTTATTTCTTTCTCTTACATTAGATGATTCATATATTTCTTTAAATTGTTCTCCTCCTTTTTTCATACCCCCTACCGTAGAACCAATGAATGCTTTTCCTACAACGTTACCTCCTTGTAACATAGTAGGAGTTATTTGACCCAAGTGACTTAGGTAATCATGTGGCTTTTCCCATTTTCCAGCTTCATCCCCAAGATACATAAACATGGCTTGACCATCATAAGAATCGTTAGTAGTTGGCTGATAATCAACTAAATTATTAAGGAACAAGTCAGTATTACTCTCTCTTTTTTTCTTAGCTTCTTTTGAGCTATCGGCAGGCATAGAAAACTCAAACATGTTAGGAGAATCTAACTTACCTTTGATCAAAGGGAGAAAAAAGAATGGTAGGTTTAATAACATATACCTATACTTTAAAAACGCTTTGGATGCATCGGTATTGGACTTAGAAGTCATTCCGAAGTTGTTATTCCTAGTGGACGTAGAACTATTCAGCATGATAGCGAGAACTGAAAAAGTAAACCCTGTACGTCTGGATTTGACAAATAGTTGTCCTAGACACCTACTATCGACAATACAGGCTTCTAGGTGGTAAAACATATTCAGTTGTGCGTATCTGAAATCCATGTACGTACCTGTATCTAACATCTTGCACCATTGTAATGCAAAGTAATGATTACCAGTTAGGTAAACAGGTTCTCCGTTATTATAAAACCAAACACCTTCTTTTCTTCTTCTATACTCTTCTTTTATGTAATCAATCCATTGCTCTTTATTATCATTACTTATCTTAGGTACTTCTAGTCTTTGCCAAAACTGTTTCTCTTTTGGTTTTTTATAAAAAAGAATATCTGATTTCTTTTTAGGTAATGTGGGTAGTTGAATGTTTAAATTATGAATGGTGATTATATTACCTTTTGTAGAAAAAGGACATATTCTCACGGCGTCTTTTTCTTCATTGTACCAATTTTTATGATAATCATTTAAAGGGATAAGTTCACCTCTGGCAAATTTTTCAGGGAAACCTACTTCAAACTCCGATTCTGTAAACGTAAGGTCGTCAGATTCTATTTTTCCTTTTAATTCATCTATAGAAGAGGATAAATCAAATATAGATTCTAAGATAATAGGTTTTGCTTTGATTGCAGCGTCATGTTTATGTGCGTCTAACTCATCAAAATCTATATTTACAGATAATGCTATTCTTAATGTTTTAAGTGCTGATTCTCCTGCTTTAATAACACTGTTGATGTATTTACGAATAGTTTCTTTACTAGGGGCATTGGGAGATCCTATCCATTTGTCTAGTATTTTCTTAGCAGAATTAAAAGAAGATGTTTTAGATTCCATAATCTTTTTCATCTTCTCTGGTTCTAATTCTTTTACATAGTCTGCTATATCAGAAGCCTTTTGAGATTTATTAGTTCCATCAGAAGAAAAGAAATTATAATTAAGACCTTCAATAATAGTATTTAATGCTAACTCTATTTCTTTTGATAATCCTTTCATTTCTTCACTAATATATCTGTTGTTTTCATTTTATAGTACATGTCTCCATCTATAGTAAACTCATACTCGCTATACTTACGAAAAAATACCCTATCTCCCTTTTTAACACCTTGTTCTCTAAGACTATTGTTAGTAAACCACAAAATACCTTGTTGATTTACATTACCTTTATAACTACATTCGGAAAGTGATAATTGAAACTCACCTTCTAATTCTTTTTTAATTGGTTTTACAAAACAAAAAGGATCAATAGCTTCCCAACCATTACCTGAATCATACATGAATATTTCAGTTAATGGTACAAAGTATTTATTGTTTTCTATGAAAAAATTACTATCTAATCTTTCACCTTTGATTCCGTTTCTTAATCTGAAAATATTATGATGAGCTATTATTTTATCACCTTTTTTTAGTATCGTATAATCTGGTGCTTCTGCAACGGTAGCTACACGATTAATATAATCCACGTTTTCTATCGTAGAGTTTACTATAAAAGAACTACCATCTGATAATTCTACTTCGTTTAAATAAGGTGTGTCTAATTCTACGATAATATAATTTATACTTCTCATTCAAAATTTATATTATTTTCAATAACAACAGGCATATCTTTGATAGTCTTCCAGAACACAACTGCATCTTCATCGCGTAAGTAAATATCATAAGCGTATGAGCCTTCTTTCAGTAAATCTTCATTGATAGATATCTCGTGGACGGTGTATTCTTTGTACTGTAACCTTATTTTTTTACCTACTTGGAAGTGTATAGAACTATTAGGGTAGTCTTTACCAACCGATATTTTTCTTATATCGTTCATTTTATTTGATTTATGGTTTATGATCTACTTAGAACCTAGTAAAGTGTCCCCTTTGATGTCTTTGATCTTCTTTGTTCTTCCTGATACTCTACTAATAGTGTATGTTGCGAACAACACGGCATAAACCCAATAAGGTACGTCTATCCAATTAATGTCGCTAATTCCTCCTAGTACAGCAAGAGCTGTAACGATAAGATCTTTTAATGTAATCATGATTTATTTAATTTAAAGTTTATATTTATTTTTAATGATATATCCAATTCGTTCCGTCAAAGAAAACTAAAGCTGTGTCAGATCCACCGCCAGAAGCTGTTGCTCTATATGAGATAAAATTAGCATCTGTTACGTATGCAACATCTCCACGTACTCCTGTTGGTAGTGTCGTTACTGTATATGCGTTTGATACGTTGTTTACACCTTTATTATAAGTTCTTACGTTTGATGTATTACCTAAAGTAATTGTGTTAGAGCCGTTCCCTACTGCGTTGTATCCGATAACTACTTCGTTAGTTCCTCCGTTAGCTAATGGTTTGGTGTTATTACCTAGGAATATTGATTGGTTAGCGCTAGTTAAGTTTACTAACAAACTATCTTGACGAGCAGCATTAGCACCTATACTTATGTTATTACTACCAGTTGTAAAAAAGTCTGAGGATTGAAAACCTAAAAAGGTATTATTATTACCATCTACATTATTTAATCCAGAATTACCTCCATAAAAAGTATTAAACTGTCCCGATGTATTACTAGAACCTGAAAAATAACCATAAAAAGAGTTAAAAAAACCACCTATATTATCCTTACCTGCTTTACTTCCAAAAAAACTATTATTGTTTCCTATTGTGTTATTAGTTCCCGATAAATCACCAAAAAAACTATTACCACTTCCTGTAGTATTATCGCTTCCTGAGCTAGTACCAAAGAAAGAGTTATTATTCCCTGTACTATTTACTACACCTGTCCTGAATCCAAAAAAACTACAACTAAAACTTGTAGGTGTACCAGAATCAAAACCAAAGAAAGTATTACCTACGGTTCCTGTTTTACCACTATTCCAAACACTACCGTTATTATCAACCTTTAGAGAAATTTCTCCTGTTTGTAATTCTGTTTGAAGAATTAAATCGGTAACAGTTACGCTATTAGACTTAATATGGAGATCTGCGTCTGGAGTTGTAGAAACAGCTAAACCAATCCCTACGTTACCCCCGTTATGATTAATATCTGTACTAGATTGATTAGCGGGTGTTCCGTCGATATTATCCCAAGGGTTTAATAGAGATGCTAAACTTTCGTTTCCATTAAATCCGCTACCTACTCCTGTGAATTCAAGGTTATTCGTAGAGGTATTAAAATTTACATTGGATATATAGTTGTTGTTATCTAAAGAACTCAAATCGACAGATGACCCAAAAGCATTACCAACTCCTGTAAAGTTCAAATTACTACCATCAAAAGCTACATTAGAAACATAGTCAGTTGATCCAGCACCAGAAGCACCGTTTACTGCGAAAGTAGAGGTGTATATTTGACCTTCTGTTAAAGATCCTTTTTGAAGTGAACCTATGGGTGTTACTGTTACGTTAAACGTGTCGGTGGTGGGATTAGTTACTGCTACAGGTTTGAAAAATCCAAAGTTATCTTCTGTTCCGTCGGTAATGTTAAAAACGATATTGCTTTCATTACCTGTAATAGAAGTAAAAAAATCAGAGATGTCTTTACCTTCGCTGTTTACTTTATTAAAGGTTAGTGAAGTAATGTTTTCTATTTGTTCATCTGATCCCGTTATTGTAAAGTAAGCAGGGTTGGTATTTACGTCAACAGTGTTACTGTATCTGTAACCATAGTTAAAAGAATCTGTATTTTCAGTCGGAACGAGAGAAATTATATCTCCGATCTTATAATTCTTAGTTTTTAGATACTTTCCATCTGGACTAATCTCTGCATCAGAACCGATTAAGAAGTCTTCTACTGTTACGTTAGTATCAAAAGGGTATCTATTCGTGTTATTTATTCTTGCCATTATTTAATGATTTTGAAATGTTTGGTGTATCCTAACCATACTCTGTTATCTGTGTCATAAGCAATACTTATTTCGTGTCCTTTTCTATTGGTTATAGATAATTCTGGTTTAAAGATTAATTGATTGCTTGTAGGTGTAGGTATAGATGTCTCTAGTCCTAAACCTAATGATAATGTTGGTAATCGTTTAACTACCTCTGGTTTGTATTCAAAATCAAAAGATTTTATCTTGTAATCGACAGAGTAGTCTAGTAATTTACCTTGTGTAGTAGCTTTACCTTTTATATTTATGGTGTCGTTATCTACTAGCGTTTTCTCGTATTTGTTAATCTTTATCGCTTCTAAGTATTTTTTGTATTTGGCTAAGGAATCGTTTAATTTTTCATATTCCTCTTTTAATTTTTTATCTACTGTATATTGTTCTTTTTTATCATGAGAATAAACAGGGTAAGGGATATATTCTTTAACTATCTCTTTACCTGTACTACCTTGTTTTTCTTCTATGGTAATTGTTTTTTCTTCGACCTCTTCTTCGAAAGAAGGTTTTATGAACTTGTCCCATAACAGTATAGAAAAAATAACAAACAAAAAAATACTCGTACTGTTTAACTTTTTTAGATTTACCATCTCTTTTTGACTTTTCTATTATCGTAATGAACAAAGTTTGAATACACCCCTAAACCTCCTTCTGTCATAGAATCTTGATCAATTAAAAACTCGATAGCTTCCTTAATATCGTTTGTTGATACTTCCTCTATGTGAAAATCCGCAGCCTTACCCAAAACATGAAAACTATTACCTGTTCTGCCTTGCATTATCTCCCAAAATGTTGGTCGATACCCTATGTTTATAATAATCGGAAAACATATATAATAACTTAACATTTGAAGGTTTTTAGCTAACCCTATAATATTAGGTAGTAACCATTCTTTATTTCTCTCAAACTCTTCTAAAACACGCTGTTGTGAAACGTCATCATAAAAACGAGAGTATAAAAACTCAGAAAGTTTAAAATTTTCTGTGAGTCTTGTTTCGTACTTCATTTTTTTATTTTAAATTTGGTGTCTAAATAGGATCTAACAAAGTCAGATAACCCTTTTATGATTTCTTCTAATTCGTCGAGAATAATTTTACTAAACGTCCCAGATATACTGCATATAATATATATGACTTCTGGTTTATCTATCTTAAAGTATTCTTCGGCTAATATCCCAAAACTAAAACCTACAAAAATAGAAATGATAACAGATCCGATGATTTCTTTAAAACTCATTTTAAACCTAAAAACCCTCATTATAGCACCCATAGAACCTCCAGAAATATAAATAACATAGGGTTTTAAAAATTCAAAAATAGTATCGAAAAATTCCTTTAGTTGTAACATACTAATTTTTCACTGATTGTTTCTCTAGGGTATTTTTAAGATTATTAATACATTCGCCTTCACTGCTAATACCATTTGGAAAAAACAAATTATACAACTTATCCATTTTATTTATGAATACAAATATACTCTTAAACAAGTTATATACCTTTTTGAGTATGATTACGATAAGAGATAACAAAAAAACACAGGATAAAAAAACTTTAATTTCCATTTTTAAAAGATTTGGTTAATGAATATATGATTATAGATATAATTACGAGGTTAAAATACCCTATAGTTACGTCTAAATATTCATCACAATAACCAAATATAGACCACATTAACAAAAGGGATGTCTTTATACACACCAAACCTATAGTGTATTTAGTTAATCTACAGAGTTTTAAGATATGTGCGTATATGAAAAAACCGACTTCTTTAATGAGTATGTCGGTATAATTCAGAACAAAGAAAAGATAAAAATAACTATCTTCTGAAATGGAATGTGTTAATATGTCGGAGAATAAAGAGAGGAATAACGGCACGAAAAAAACGAATTTTAGTACCGTTATTAGAAGTTTTTTGTTCATTATTTCCTCTTAGAGGAACATCTGCTTTTTTTAGTCGCAGACTTTTTTGGTGGTGTTACACCTGTTTTTGATTTTGGGTAAGTAGTTGATTTTGATGGTTTTGAATGTTTCATTTGTTTTTATTTTTTGATGATTAATTTTAAATTTTTATCGTCCTTTTCATCTTCTTCTATCGATTTTATTACATGATTTCGATCCAAGAAATTCAAGAATTTCGACAACCATTTTCCTAGTGTTGTGAGGGTTTTTCGTTGTTTGTTTTTGCCTAAAACACTAGATATGGTTTCATCTGGATTACCGAATTTATAAGAGTTTTTTTTGTACTTTATGAGTGTTAAGTTAAATAACTCGGAGCAGACAACGTTTCCTAGCTGATCTATTGAATAAGCGATCTTAAATAGGTAGTTACCGATGTTAGTAACCGCTTGTGAGAATTTCCTCCTGAAAAAAGCTACGAATAAAACAACTACAATAGAAGGTAAAAGAAGGAAACGTAATATAATGATTGCTATATATAATAACAAAACATTAATTATAAAGGTCAGTATTATTTTTAAAAAATCCACTGTTTTAATATTGTAAATCCATGATATAGTAAAATCGAAGCCCATCCAGTGTAAATAGTGTAAGCTGCGTCTTTTCTATCAGGAGTACCTTTTTTAGATATTTTATCATATAGTTCTTTCCCCACACCTGCTAGGAAAACTAATACTACCGATGCACCTACGTATAAGTCTTGTATTCCACCTAAATCTTTAATAATTAAGTAGGTTATCAGACCTATATAAGATCCTACTATTGCGTGTAGTTTTTTATCAATTGGTAAATTTTTCATGTTTATTATTTTTATGTTATTATTTACTTTCTCCCTAGATTTTCCCTAACGAAACTAACAAATCCATTTTTAGTGAATGGTGTGTTAGTTGAATCTACACAGTGTTCTAAATCCGATTTGAATAAAACAATGTTTTTATCTGGGTATTGTAAATCGTGTAGTACTACAATATCATTAGACAAATATTTACTATTGTAGTAAATATGTTGTTTAGGTCTATCCAAAACAAGATTTGAACCTTCTGTTATGAGAAGTGAATTATTTTCTATTTCGAACTTATAAGTCATGGTGTTTTAATTACCTGTATAGTTATATGGCTGGCAAGTATCACCACTAAAATAACCTTTAGAAATAGTGTCTTGAAGGAGCACCGCTTCTAGTATTTTTTTGAACTCCGCTGTGTAACTTTCCGATGGCTCAATAGGGTCGTTAAAACTTGAGAAAAAAGCATCAAGCTCTGCATTTGTATAAAACAAGGGAACTGTACTCATGTGATCTTTTGCTAAAACTAGACTTTCATTCCCTTCCTCATCTACTACTAATGCGTAAGTATAAACATACACAATAGCACCTTTGGAAGTTGGTCTATACCCTTCGTTTTTAATTGCCCTTACAAGCTTTGCACTCTTATTTTCAAGTTGGTTGTAAATATGTTCGTTGTCTGTTATTATTGCTGCTAACATTTTTTTATTGA